GTACCTAAAGCGCCGCCTGGCGCAACATAATCAGTGCCAGCCGTTGCAGCACTTGCTACACCAGACGTTGCTTTAACAAGGCCGGTTAGCGTTGCACGTTTAATTAGTTTGCCAGTAGTGCTATTAAACAGTACAAGCTCAGAATCAACTGAAGAAGCTGGGCCAACCACATCACCTGAACCAGCGGGTGTACCCCACGATGCAGTCGATCCGTCAGTCGTTAGAAACTTACCGCTGTTGCCTGTCTGGTCTGGCAAACTTGTGCCACTACCACCACCTGATGCGCCTTGATTGATGATGACTTTTAGACGATCGGTAATGTCTGGCGGTAGTATTTCACCCGCATTGATCTCACGGCCATTAGATAATGTGATGACTAGGCTGTTGTCGAAGTCTAAACGTATATCAGCAATCGATATACCGTCAGCACCGTCCAAACCATTAATACCATCCACACCATCGCGGCCATCGCGGCCAGCTAGACCGTCTTTTCCATTCTTACCGTCACGACCGTTAACCCCATCACGGCCATCGATACCATCGCGACCGTCTTGAATGCTGGCAATGCGCGACTCAAGCATCGAATAAACGCTGTCGTACTTACCTTCTAAATCGCCCTTCATCTTCTGAAGTGCTTGAATGACCGCTTGAGCGTTCTCGGCTGCTTTTTTCTTCTGCATTGCCCTTGCTTCGGACACCGTATTGTTTACCGAGTCAAAAAGGCTGTCGGGAACCTGATCCACATTAAATAGTTTGTCAATATCCATTATTGCATTCCCTTTTGCAGTTCATCAAGGAAGTCATTTTCAGCATCGACAACATTATCCTTGGCTTTTGACATTTGCAGTTCGACAATCTTTGACTTGTTCTTAATATCCGCTTCTTTGAGCATCAATTCAGCGACCTTGACGCGCTTGTCAAACTCTTTAGACGCCATATCGGCCTGATTAGGCAGGTTAGCTGTCAATCCTTGCTGAATCTTGGCTTGTACTTCCAGGGGTTTTAGCTTGGTGTCGATCATTATCTTGGTTGCTTCAGCACGATTCTGCTCGGCTTGGGTCGTATTAACTGCAATCTGAGCTTGAGCTGCTTGCAAGGCCAACTGTTCTTGAACCAGTTGCTTCTCTTGTGCCGCTGGATCAACTTGACCCATTGAATCCAAGCGAGCCATCAGTTCAGCACGGTTAGAAAGCGAGCTATTTGCGACAATTCCCTTAAGAATGATAGGCAAAACAGGCGTATCAGGGCCAAGGGTCTGCAACAAACTGATAAATTGAGCCTGTTCGTACTCACGCGCAATAATACCCAACGTAGCTGTCGGAATGAAGACCATATCGACCGATGGATAGCGCTCTGGATCGAACTGCATAAAGCGGTACGCTGCTTTATTGATGAACGGAATCAAAAAGTCTTCTTGGAAGTTCACCAGTATGCGCTTGTACTTCTTGATGATCGAGGCCACCGCCATCGACATGCCTGTACCCGCCGCATCGCGGCCAACAGCAGACACCATGCCGTTAGAATCTAACGTGCCGGTCGCTTGCAAGAGCATTTGCTGGAATTTCTCGGCTGTCGTTATGCTTGAGCCGTCTGTTTGGCCAAACTTGAACGGATATAAAATCTCGTTCGGGTTGCCGTTGGTGTAAATAGCCTTGCCTGGCATAATTGTCAACTTAGCACCCCTTGGCAATCGCGTAGCATCCACGGCCATCATCGGTGAGGCGGTTAATGCTAATGAGTCCAAGTGAGTGCGCACTTGCGCATCAATGGACTTCTGCATGTTGTACGCTTTTTCGATCGTCCCACGGCCTGGCAATCTATTAGGAACCGTATCAGCCTGATAAGTCAGTACAGGACGATCCTTCATCATGTACGGACTTTCTTCAGCCTTCAATAATAGGCCGTCGTTAGCGATAACAATGATCGCCTCGACCATATCTTGATAGTCTTCAGCCGCTGAATCGTCAGGGAACAGCTCGACGATATCTTCGTTTTCAACTTTTTGCAGGTACTCTCTTGGCACCAGACCGTAGTACGTCAAAAGCAGTACCTTCTCATCTTGGTACTGGCTAATCTCTTGGGTTGGCTCTAAGTCGGTGTCTTCGTAGGTTGGGGTGATGTTGACCTTGCGGTATATACCACGCTCGATACCGCGCACCACCTTGTGAATCGATACGTATTTCTCAATGGCCACACCCATGCAATCCTCAACGGTTGTACCGTTTGGATCCCATAGGAAATTCTTAGGATTGATCGGCATCGGCTTAACCGATACGCGCATCTTTTCAACGGTTCCGATGGCGGCTTGTGATTCGCCAGGCATTGGCATGGTTGCTGGAACTAATTCCTTTTCCATCGATGTGACAATCTCAGCAATGCCAGTTCCATAAATCTCAGCCAACAACACCACTTGGTCAACGTGTTTTCGCAACTTGTCACGCTTGAAGTCCTCCATCATCTGGAGTTTTAGCGCCTCAACATCCATTGGATTGCCATCGACATCGCGCAAATCGTCTTTGATGTCAAAGAATTCGCCCGAACCAAAGATCGCCTCGATAATCTCAGCGTGTCGGGTTTCAACGGCTTGTTGGGTGGCGGGGGTGACGATGCGTGAGCGCTCGGATTCTCTTGTCTTGTCTTCCGACGCCCATTGGCCACGGAAGATGCGCTCATACTCTTCCCAATCGGGTAGGAAGTTAATATCGCGATACGTTCTCCACCGATCGCAATGCTCCACCACGAAACTGACTAGCTCTTTGTCATTCTCTGTGGGTTGATCGAATTCGTTTTGATCCATTTATACACCCGAAATAATGTCCACCGGTTCCCAATCGTCAGAATCATCCTCTTGCATATAGGATGTCACGGCTAATTGGTCTATATAGGACAAGGCGTCAGGCAAATCGTCGTGTACCCCTTGTGCAGGGAACATAAGAAGCTGATCTAGGAATACGTCCCAATCCTCGTCTGAGTTAAGCACAATCCGACCATGCTCAAAACGCCCTTGGAGGCTCCAGATAATCCGGTCAGCCTTTTTCCGGTTGCCATGCGTTAGGTCAACTATGTGCGAATATACATTATTTTTTCGCATTAAGTCACTTAAATATGGCAAAACGGCATTTTTTAATGCCCCCCGCTCAATTCCAATCGATAGCGGACGGTAATCCCGCATGGCCATCAGTATCTTGGCAGCCGTCTCACGTATATCCCAGCGGCCATGCTCGATCTTCTTGATCCACCATTTGCCATCATCTGTCACTTTAACAATCGCTATGGCTGTCTCGTCTAACCGCTTTTTGGAGTTAGCCGCTTGCTTGGCCACTTCTTCAAATCCGGCCAAGTCAACGGCAATGAAGTAGCTACCGTTTGACGGCTCCTCGCCGTACTTGATCCAATCCTCTTTGAATATGTCTGAGCCAGCGTTACTGAAACTGGCCATGTATTCCTGCTTAAAGGCAAACGAACTTAACGTCTTCTTGGCCGACTCGATCTCAATAGGGTCAATTAGCGGGTTGTCTTTGGTGGTGAAGTGCCAGCTCTTCCAATCGGGGTCGTAGTTCTTATCGTCTTTGTCAACGTCGCCTAAGTTGTACAAGTCATAGAACCAGTTCCTGCCCTTGGGCGTACCAATGAACATGGCGCGACCCTTCTTGTCGGATAAGGACGCACGAATAACCTGCTCCCACGTTTCTGGCTTAATGTCGGCCACTTCGTCTAACACCGCATAGGTCAACGACACACCACGAAGCGTATCGGGTCGATCAGCCCCGCGCACGTAGATCGCCGCGCCGTTAATCAACGTAATGTCTTGGTTGTTAATATGACTATTGGCAATGACCTCCCGCCCCAAGTCTAGCAACACGTTCCAGATAATCTGTCTGGCCTGACCGTTAGTCGGAGCCACATACAAGACCGCCGAGCCAGCGGGGCAACGTAAACCCTCGATTAATAGCGTAGTGGCCGCTAATCTAGACTTACCGCAACGGCGACCAGCAGCTACCACTTTGAAGCGCGATGTGTCGGTGAAGACTTCTTGCTGCCACGGTAGGAGTTGGAAATTAAGGTCGGCCATTAATTGCTTTCAACATCAATAATATTCTCGTCAGGCTGTGATGGCGATATTAGCAACGGCTCACCACCCAAGCCAGTGATATTAATCGTAACAGCATTCCTTTGCGCCGAGCCTTTCTCAAACAGACTAATCGGCAAGGCTCTGTCCATGCACATCTTGATGGCCGCCATTTGGCCTGGGTGGCCATCCGTCAACGCTATCTGCACCACCTTCTCGACCACGTCTTTGCCAGACGACCTGATGATGATCTCTTTCAATTCCTTGATCCGTTGGTTGTCAGTCTTGGGCAAGGTGGCCGGAGGATTGGCAGCGAACTTTTGAATCGTTAGCTTTTCGGGACGGCCTCTTTTTTTTGCTGGTGTTGTAGTTGTCATAATTTTCCTAGTTTCATTTTTTCTGAGGGGAGGAGGGTTCAACAAAAATTTTTTGTCAGCCCCCCCCCCAC